TCGGGGTGTTTGTTAGCATCTAAAGCTATCGCATTAGACATAGCCTTGTGAGCTGCTATATAAGCACTGTTACCTGTCTGCCCATTATCCTCACCACGTTCCTCAACAGCCTTAGCGTATGCTAACAAGACAACGGCAGTGGAAGGAACAGTAATCTTATCTGCTGACTCTGTTAACTCACCTGATCTCTGCACTACGTTAAACTGTAAAGAGTAAACTCCACTAGGAATAGGATGCAAGTCTACTAATGTATCTCCATCTGCTGACACACCATTAAAAGAATATTTATTAGGGGAACCAGAAATAGAAGAGGAGATAAGGAACTGTTGGTTCATCCAATGTGCTGTTGCATAAGTAAGAAAAGTCTTACTACTTGTATTCACAACATCTAACACCTTGAAGTTATTCTGAGAACCATTCAATTCATAGTTAAAGACATCAGCAGAAGTGGTAACAGTAAGAGATGTTCTTAATGCTGACCAATCCCATGCTTGCTCTACTTCTTGAAGAGAATCATTTATTAGGATACCTATAAGAGTAGAGTACTCGTTCTCGGTAGGCGTATCTACTTCCCTTTCGCGTAAGCGTTTAAGAACTGAGTTGATTGCATCTAAGTAATTCATATATTATACCATATTTTTAATGAAAAGTCAACAGTTATTTTCTACTGACCATTGACTGACCGAAGTACATTCCGACAACTGCCATGATTGCATGAGATAACCACTCAGGAACAACGATGCCCTCTAGTGTTATATACTCTGTAACCGTATTAGTGAAGTCAAAGAATAAGAACTTAAAGCCTGATGTAATCTCTACAGGTACAGTAGTATGTTGTCCTAATAGAGGGGCTACGAGTATGAACACTGCCATACCCATGAATGACATAACAAGAAAACGCCTAATCCAAGAAGCATTCTTATTCTGAAAGCTCCTAGCATTATTAATACTATCTTCTGTTTTATCATGACGAGTCAGAGCAGCTTGTAACTGTTCTGCTCTATCCTGTTGTGCTTGTCCCATCAGTTTGAATACTGCGCCACCAATAGTACTAGCTAACATTGTTATAACTTCTAATGGTAAACCAAACATATTAACTCCTTAAAAGAAACACTGCACCTGAGACAAGAGCAGCAATTAAGATCCTAATAAACCATTCATTGCTCCCAGAGGTCTTTGCCATCTTAGTAGTGTTTACAAATAATTCATCCAAAGCATTACTATGTTTGTTTAATCTTTGGTCGTGATGATCTAGACGTTGTTGTACCGCTACGTGTTTCTCTTCTATACGAGCAAGAGCTGTAACGACCTCCGACATCTGCTCAATCTTAGAACTTAGCCGATCTAAGCTATGCTCTATTCTGTCAAATCTTTTCTCTGACATTATAGTTCCTTTACATGGGGTGGCTTGACTACTTTGGGAAGTCATTCTTAATCTTATCTACTGTGGTCGCCCAAGTAGATGTCCCATTCTTCATATCCCAGTAAAGCATATCGAGTTGTTCCTCTATTGGAGGATACTGTCTGTCCCTTTGATATTTAACACTAAGATAATCAGACCACATCTCGTTAGCTTTGTTTTCTACTTCATCTTGAGTTGGTCTTAGGCCATTATAGTCATTAGGATAACATACATGCTGAATATAGAAGTCAGAGTTATCTATGTTATCTCCTTCAGGTGAATAACACCATTCAGAGTTTCCTGTTAATAACTCTAAAGCGGCTATCTTTAAGCCTAGTTTGTCTATCATACCTTGGACTCCTGAACTGTAATACTGCTAAAGCCTGTTATGTCGTTAGGTGACGAACCCCAACTGTTTCTTCTGTTAATAAGCCTTGTACCATTTTCGGCTTGGATATACATTCTAACACCTAGGGTTCCTGTTACATTAGGCTGCCATACAAACTTAGCGTGTTGTTTTAGAGGCATACCAGACTCGTGTCTAAGGGCTAGATCGCCCCAAGAAGAGTTGTTATAATCCTGCTGTGCGCCAGTACCTCGGAACGATGTAGTATGCCAAGAGCCATTATAATAAAGTTGTATATGGCCTGATACATTATCAGTAGCACCTACAACAATACCACAATCAATAATAAATTTACTATTAGTACCCTCTTGAGAGAAGGTGTTAGATAGTACATAAATACCGCCTTGACCAAAGCTCCTGTGCGTACTATCTTGCCAATAGTGTGTTTTTAGTAAACCGCCTCCACTACCACTCTCTAAGTCTATCTGTACTTTCTTAGTAGCGGCTGACGGATCTACAGAGTTCCCTATAGAAGTAACTCTGTTATTTGCAGACCCTCCAGCATCCCTTACGTGTACATTAAACGAGTTCCAATAGCTTATACGAGGCCACCAGAAAGATAAGTAGCCTCCATTATTCATGGCTTTTATATAGGTAAGGCTAGACCCTGTAATATTAGAACCACTATAGTTGATTATGGTGTTGTTATATAAGTAACCTTGAGCTATGAAAGAGAAAGGAGGCTGAGAGCCTGAGTAACTTTTTCCTGTTGTCTCTATTACAAAGGAAGCTCCAGAGGTAGCACTAGCTGGTATGTTAGTAGTAACTAAAGTACCGCTAGTAAAATCACTAGAGCTATGATAACTAGGTAATGCCATATCTACCTTATCACTTTTAACCATACCATTAGATGCTAAGAGATCAGCAAAATTACGCGCTCTCGACTTCCATCCTGCTTGTCCTCTAGACATGAACAGTCTCCTTTATATGTTTATTTGTGGCCATTCTGGACTCTCCACTGGTGTGTAGTTTTCTGGTAAATCTCTAAGGCTCTGTCGATAACTGCGCCAAGTGCCTCTAGCCTCCTCAGATAAAGGAGCATCCAACAATTGTGAGAAATCAGAAGCTGTTAAACGCTTGTCCCTCTCTTCTCGTAATTCCTCTACAGAGACAAGTACAGGGGCAGGAGGGGGCGGAGCAATCCATACAGAACCATCCCAAGACCAACCTACCTGTGCTTCTCCTGCCAACACAACCCAGTTCTCTGGAGTTGCCATACCTTCAATATCATTGTATACACCACCAATAGCTAATCCATTACTATCTACTTCTAAATAACTATTCATCACCCTCTACCTCGTCTTCTGGCTTGTTTGCCCAAAGCATCCAGCCAGTGGCTATATACTTATCTGTCGTAAACACAGGATTCCCTCTATGTGTGTGCGTAAAGAATGCAGGGAAGAGAACTAGATCGCCACGTTTTGGTTGATATCTAAATCCTTGATGAAGAAACTCAGTCTCTCCTTCTCCTTCTGGTACATCATTAAGATATAACGTGTATGTCAGAAGCCTACGTAGATCATCAAGACTCTTATAAGATTGCTCTGCATGGAAAGCATAATAACCTCCTCGCTTAACAGCCTCATACTTCTGGACTTTCATATTCTGAGGGATACATGTTACATTCTCCCACTCACCTACGTCCTTTAGATACTTACCTACTTCGGGAATTAACTTCTCCGCAAAAGTGTTTGTTAATCTCTCACGTAGCTTGCGTTCTTCCTTAGACATGCCCTCACTGTTGAAGTCATCCATAAAAACTGCGGTATCTCTACGCAGCCTGTTATTGGAATGATCGTGGTGTTCACCTTCTTCAGCAGTTCTTGAGATACTCTCGAAAGCATCTACCACTTCTTGACAGTATTCATCAGAATATGCATTCTCGTAAACCCTAATGAATGAATCGTAACTCATACGGGGTGTCAGTACATTAGACATCTTCTATCCTTAACTTAAAACTGTAACGACTAAGTAACCACCACCACCATTACCGCCTGTGCCTGATAAGTTGTTTACGTTACTAGCTCCACCACTGCCTCCACCACCTAGGTAGCCATGATTACCATTTCTTCGGTAGTTACCTTGGTTAGATCCTGCTGACTGTGTACCATGTCCAGCATAAGAGGCTGGTATGGTTGATGTAGGAGCATGAACAGAAATATACTTTGTGGTGGAAGGATATGGAGAACCTGACTGTACTACTTTATAAGCATAGAAATCAGGCTTAGTGTTATCCTCTAGTGCTTGACCACCCTGCCAAGGATTCAAAGAGTTAGTTCCATTACCAAAAACAGTACCACCATTTTTACCAGTACCAACTAGACCAGATATGTTTGAAGAGGCTGTACCACCACTACCGTTACCTCCTCCTCCGTTACCCCCTGGATCCGCACTGCCTGCTCCACCTCCACCGCCTGTCATAGTACCCAAAGCTCCTAGATTAAGCGTAGTAGCTCCTCCTGCGGTTCCAGCAGTACTATTAGTACCTAAGCGAGTACCCCCTGAGCCAGCAGCGCCTATAGAGTAGTTAGCTGTAAAAGAAGTATTGTTAGTTAGAGGAATGTAAGCGTCTAAGTAACCTCCTGCTCCTCCACCAGAGCCTGCTGCTCCATAAGAGTTGTTACCGCCACCCTTAGAACTACCACCACCGCCTCCACCACCTACTAGTGTTACAAATAATCCTGTAGCAGATGCTGGAATATCTACTGATCCATTAATGGCCGAAAAGGTCTGCTCAGCAGAACCACCAAAGGTGGCTATAGAAGATAATCCTGATAAGCTAGAACCGTCACCAATGAATGAGGTTGCTGTTAATGAACCAGTATATGTACCGCCTGTCTTTGGTACTACTTCACTCTTCTGGTATACTTCACTCTTCTGATACACTTCAGATTTAAGATAGTGGTTAGCGACAGAGAAAGATTCAAATGAAGTTATTGCTATCTCGTCATTAAGAGTAGCGCCTGCATTTAAGGTAATTGAAGTACCACCAGCATTCGTACTATAGTCATCAGAAGTAAGGTTAATACCATTCTGAGAAACAAGAATACCATTATCAACATAAGACAATGTATTACTATTTATATCAGAACCACTGAAAACAGTCTGGCCGCTAGTAGCTGTATACTCATATACAACCATAGTATTTTCAGGAACATCTCCAGCAGGGCCAGTAGCCCCTTGAGAACCCGTAGCACCTGTAGCTCCTTGTGGGCCTTGAGCACCAGTAGCTCCATCATCACCATCAGTACCATTGGAGCCGTTAGATCCTGCTGCACCCGTAGCCCCTTGAGCACCCGTAGCCCCTTGAGCACCAGTGGCACCTTGAGCACCAGTGGCACCTTGAGCACCAGCAGCTCCATCAGCACCCGCAGCACCCGTAGCTCCTTGAGCACCCGTAGCTCCTTGAGCACCTGTAGCCCCTTGAGCACCTTGAGCACCAGCAGCTCCATCAGCACCCGCAGCACCTGTAGCACCGTCATCACCATCAGCTCCTGCTGCACCAGTGGCACCTTGAGCGCCAGTAGCTCCCGTAGCACCTTGTGGGCCTGTGGCACCAGTAGGGCCAGCTACAGTAGAGTCAGCTCCCGTAGCTCCCGTAGCTCCCGTAGCACCTTGAGCACCTTGTGGGCCAGTAGCTCCCGCAGGGCCAGCAACAGTAGAGTCAGCACCAGTAGCACCAGTGGCGCCTTGAGCACCTGTGGCCCCTGTAGCCCCTTGAGAACCCGTAGCACCTGTAGCTCCAGTGGCACCTGTAGGTAAACCTAAACTAAGAACACCTGTACCAGAGTTGTAAGATGATGTAGACGAACCACCAGCAGCAACAGTTGTAGTAGCTGTAGTGAGGGCTGTTATCTCATTCTTATAACCAAGTGTAGTATCTCTCGCGCTTTCAGAAGCTGTCTTAGCTGCCTCAGAAGCTGTCTTAGCAGTTACGGCATTTGTCTCTGCTGTCTCTGCGTTAGTCTCTGCTGTCTCTGCTGCTGTCTTAGCTGTCTCTGCTGCACTCTTATAAGTTAATGCGTTAGCTTCACTTGTGGTTGCTGATGTAGCTTTAGTAGTTGCTGTATTTGCTTGAGTCGTTGCCGTTGTTGCACTAGAGGCACTTGATGTGGCACTAGAGGCACTAGCCGTAGCTGATGTAGCTGCCGCTGTGGCTGATGTAGCTGCATTAGTTTCAGAAGTAGCTGCATCATCTTCACTAGACTGTGCATCTGTAGCACTGGAAGAAGCATTACTCGCACTTGTTGATGCACTAGAGGCTGATGTAGCTGCACTTGAAGCTGATACCGTTGCACTAGCTTGACTCGCTGCTGCTGCTACTTTAGCAGTATTAGCATTTGTCTCTGCTGTTTCGGCATGAGCCTCTGCAAGCTCGGCTGCTGTCTTTGCTGTCTCTGCGTTTGTCTCCGCAGTTTCCGCATGAGTCTCTGCTAACTCTGCTGCTGTCTTTGCAGTTGAAGCTGCTGTTGCTGACGTAGCTGCGGCTGATGCACTTGAGGCTGCTGCTGATGCTGAAGAGGCTGCATTAGTTTCAGAGGTAGCTGCATCATCTTCACTAGACTGAGCTGCTGATGCACTTACTGCTGATGCTGATGCACTTGAGGCTGCTGCCGTTGCTTGAGTCGTTGCTGTAGCTGCTTTAGTCGTTGCCGTAGACGCTGACGTAGCGGCGTTTGTCGCTGATGTACTTGCATTCGTTTCTGCTGTTGAAGCAGTAGCCGCACTTGAAGCGGAGTTAGTTGCTGATGATGCTGCATTAGTCTCACTTGTTGCTGAGTTAGTTTCTGATAGCTCTGCCGCGTCTTCACTTAGAGCTGCATTAATTGCGTTAGCTGTTGCTATAGTTGCTTTGGTTGCTGCTAAAGACGCACTGGTTGCTGCTGATGTAGCTGATGTAGCAGCATCAGAAGCTGAGGAGGAAGCTGCCGAGGCACTACTAGCTGCATCAGTAGCCGATGTAGCAGCATTAACTGCTTGTTGTGTTACTTCTGTAATTGTAGCATCAGTGGTAGAGTCTCCTGTACCACCTGTGCCTCGATAGATTCCCATAGTACTTCCTTATTTACCTAGACGCATATTCAGTATAGCCTTGGCACGACTATCACCCGCTACTGCTTTTCGTTTTAACTGTGCGTTGGTTAGTTTAGTATAAGGGTGTAGTTTTGTTTGTTTAGCATCAATCAGTTTACCTGATCCTGCTGCAACTACCTTAGACTTGCCATTAAGTCCTGTGACCTTAACTGTGTTAACTTGCCCAGCAGAAGGACTACCACGTAAAGGAGCCTTGCGTTTAGCAACAGGACGTTTCTTTTTAACTGTAGATGTAGGTTTTGTACGTACAGTGCCGCCACTCTTTGTCTTAACTACAGCGCCACTTTTCGTCTTAACCGCATTACCTTTAGGATCAGCAGTTAAGTTATTCAATTTGTATTGGAGCCGACCAATAGTCTGACGAGATTTACCTGCTTTAGTTGCAGCAGCAATCTGAGCTTTTAATTCTTTCTTTTGTTTGAAGGTTGACATTTCACTTTCCTTAAATAAAAAGAAAGGGGAACTCCCTAGAAGTCTAAGCAGTTCCCCTTGAGAAGGCTAAAAAGCTAGCCTAATGTGTTTACGCAGGAAGCGCAACAGCGACAGCAGAATCGTCACGTAACACGCCAGTACCATAAATAGTATCAGCAGTGAATAGATCAGCCAAGAACTCTTGCTTGTACTGAGTCTGTGAACGAACACCTAACTGTTCAGCGAATACAAAAGCATCCTTGTGCATGAACAAGCCAAGCTTGTAAGCGCCATCAACAGGGCAGTTGTTACTGATGTAGATATCTACACCGTACAAGTTACCAATCTTACCGTTAACAACAGTCTGACCACTTACGAAGTCAGAAGAAGTATAACGATCAATACCCATAATAGCATTACGAGCAGACGGAGGAAGGATCAATGAACGACCATCCATAGGTACGTCAAGATCATCCAAGTGCTGTACTAGGTTACGGAAACCAGCATCGTTAAATGCAGTACCACCATTGCCATCGTAGTCAGACAAAGTACCGTCAGCAGCAATTTCCTGGGCTTTACCCCAAGTAGTGCCGTTGCCGCCATTAGCAGACTTACCAAGGTCAAAGATATCATCTTCAACTTTCTTGGCTAGAGCATAACCAGCATCGCCAGTGTAGAACTTACGCATAGAAGCTTGAGCTTGAATGTCAGCAATGTCCTCAATCAACTGAGAGTATTCAAAATGCTTATCAATACCGATGGTGATTTTACCAGCAGTCTCATTCTGAATGGTTACAGCAGTGCCAGCAGCTTTCGCATGGGCTACGCCACGGTTAGGAGTAGGGATGAAGATTTGATCACCCTTCTTACCTGACATTGGCATTTTGTTTACTAGGTTAGCAATTACCAATTCCTTTTTATAAGCAGCAACGATTTCGTCACTCCAAATATCAGGGATAAAGTTAGCTGCTGTAGTAGTGGTTGTTGCACCGCCTGTAGCGGGATAAGTAGAAGTAGTCATAATATGTTCCTAATAATAAAAGATTATCGAACCCTACCTTCAGCATACGCTTTCATAATAACGTCATTGTTAGCTAGGTAGCGTTCAGGTTCGTGTTGCATCATGTGTAATATCTCAGACCGTTTAAGGAACTTCTTAGTAGCTGCCTCACCAGAACCACGAGCTGTGCCATTGCTACCACTTTTAAGGGAACGCTTACGTTCACCCTCAGAAGCAGCCTTAGCCTGTGCTACTAGTTCTTGTTGCTCTTTCCATGAAGTAAACAAATCATCTGCTGCGTCAAAATCAAAATCAGCATCTGCTCGTTGTAACTTCTTAGAACGCGCTTGAGACTTTCCTACCCACTCTTGGAACTGTTCGTCATGAACAATGTCCATTGCATCGGGGTGAGCTGCGAAAATAGCGTCACGAGATTCAAGACGATCTAGTTTCTTATTAGCTTCCCTTGCTGCTTTGAGTGCAGGATGGCTTTCTAATTTCTTGTCGAAAGCTTCATTAGGATTCTCTAAAAAATCAATGTCGCTTACGGCTTCCTCTTCGGTTTCTTTAGGGGCTGACTTATGTGTGATGAAGTCATCTACCAGCTTTCTCAACTCACCTACTTCGTTACCCTGTCGCCCTGCCAGCTTCTCAGCTTCTTGGTGCATTTGGATTAACTCCGCAGCAGACTTGCCCTGATACTTGTCAGGTACTTTCTCTTCCTCAGTATTGTCCGAAGGGGAAACGGATTCTGTAGAAAGACTCTCTGCAAGGGTTTCAAATTCCTCGCCATCTGCTAGTTGAGGCTCTTGGTTGCCATCTAAAAACTCTGCCATGTGTGCTCCGTACTATCTTTAGTATTGTGGAATATTATTATGAGGTTACTTCAAAAGAAGTCTCATGGGTTCTTGCGTTCAATCTCAATCTGTTTTTGGCGTTGCTTTGCCCATTTGATTGTAGCCCCTGCAAAGTCTCCTGAGTGGGGTTCTAACTTACTCCTAGGCATTGCGAGTAGTCGATTGGATTGTTGGTTACATTTAGAGCATGAGCTTGTCCGAGTATCGGAGCTTATGTACTTCTCTTCAATGTCACCGCATTCACTACATTCAAAATCAAATACGCGAATCATTAATAAAATCCTCGTAGGAGTTCCTGATACCATCTTCAAAGCGTAAAAGCTTTCCAATGATATCAAGCTGACCTTGCCTGTAGTGTAATTCTTTTTCAGTCTTACAAGTTACTAAATCTCTTAGACTCTCTGCGGAGTCCTCAAAATCTTCTAGTAAGACTTTCCATCCCTCGGTTAGAAAAACATCAATTAATGTTTCGTAATATTTCTCTAACTCGTTGTCTGTTTCTGTTGACATTTGCGTTTCTCCTATGTTAGGACGCGGTTAAGTGGGATGAACTATATCATAAAACCTCTAGAAAGTCAAGTATTATTTTACTATTCTTGCATTTGCTTCGTAACAATTGCTTCTTTACTAACGATCTCACGTTCTTTTAACACTAACTCAGCTACCTTAGCTCGTTTGACGAACTCTTTTTCATCCTCGTCACCTTCTTGAATGTTAGTAGTAAGTACTTTAAGTCGCGCTGTCTCAGCTTCCATAGGTAAGAGTTCAGTCTCGGTAGATATTTTGGCTACCCTAGCCTGAGATTCCTGCGCCTGTCCTTGAAGTACCGCGATATAAGCTTGCTTCTGTTGAACTTCAACTTCCATACTAGCCTGAGCTACTGGATCTGGCTTACTTGCCTCCTGTAGTTTAGAGATAAGAGTTTCACGATTAGCTAAGTTCATGTTATCAACAACAGACTGTACTAATTCAGGATACATAGGAGTATCAGGTGACATTGTTTGTAATAACTGGACTAGCTGTGTTACTTCATACTCACGAGCAATGATGCCCAGTGAACTGGTGGTAATAAACGTATAATCAGCAGTAGGATACTTATCAGGATTGTACTGCATATAACGCCAAGCAGCAGCCTGTACAAAAGGAATCAGGAAACTCTCTTGGAAGTTAATTAAGGTACGTTTGTGGCGCTTGATGATAGCACCTAGCCCCATAGAGATAGCACCAGCAGCAGCGTTTCCATTAACGGCACCTGATAAACCAGAACTATCAATAGCTCCTGTCGCTGTCTGTACCATGCGCTGTAACTGATCAGCTTGACTAAAGGTAACATTATCCACATTGCCGAAATGCAGAGGGTGAAGAATCTCATTCGGGTTTCCGTTAGTTAGGATGGTTTTTCCTGGCTTCACCTCCATCTTAGCGCCGCGTGGCATACGAGAAACGTCCATAGCCATCATCGGATGAACAGTAAGAGCAAGAGCATCTATACGTGCGCGTAACTCTGTGTCCAAAGCCTTTTGACTATTGTAACCTTTCTCACAAACACCTCGGCCCCAAAAACGACTAGGCACTACGTCCCAAGGAAACGCCACAACAGGACGATCTTGCATCATGTAAGGACTTTCTTCTAGTTTTAGGATAGCATCACCATTAGCAATAACAGCTACTACCTCAACATATAAAGATTTGTCCTCGTCATGTGTCTCAGAGAGGGATACAACTTCTTCATCCTCTGAGAACTGGTAACTTTCTAGGAGAGTACGTGGGATTAAACCATAATACTTTGTTAAACGTACTCGGTCATCATCATATTCGTTAATATCGTCTTGTGCTTCAAGGAATGAGTGTGTAGCTGTCGAGTCTAAGTCAACATCTTCATATACACCTTCCTCTATCAGAGTCTCCACCTGATGTAGGGGAACAAACTCGTCAATCGCTACGCCTAATGCTTCATCAATAGTAGACGAAGTAGGGTCGATTAGGAAGTTCTGAGGCAAAACAGGACGAATAGAGCAAGTAACTTCCTTGGTTTCTACAACACCAAACGTACCTACCTGTCCATCAAGGGCTGGCTGGGTAGAAGGTCTACGGCGTAGCTTCTCGTGTAGAACAATCTCTCCGATGCCTGTGCCAAACACAGCAGCGTTAACGATACACTCAGAAATAGACTGACGTACCTTATTTAAAGCAAACTCTTCATTCAGCTTCGTACGTAAAAACTCAATGTCACGATTCTCTGGGTCTTCCGCATCATCTTTAATGTCGAAGAACTTGCCACGACCAAAGGTAGCTTCCTCTAGCTCGGCAACACTGCTCTCAACAGCTTGCTGCAAGGCAGGGCTGATTAGACGAGAGCGTTCACTCTGCCGTAAGCTGTCTGCTCCTGACCAGATTCCTCGCCATAGACGATTATATTCATCAAACTTATCTTGATAGTTGGATTCAAAATGATCGCGCCAGCTATCACATTTATCCATGATCCACCCTTGGGCAGTCTCTTCAATTAGTAGTTCATTTTCTGACATAATTAGTATCCTGCTACCGCATCCATAAATTCGTAATCATCTTCTTCAAAATCGTAGGCGTAACTAACTTTAGCTAACTGATCTATGTACGCCAGCGAATCCACTAGGTCATCGTGTACTAAATGGTTAGGGAACTGGAACAGTTGATCTAAGAACTCTGTATTCCACTTACCTTCATTTAAGGTAATCTGTCCGTGTTCAAAGCGGCCTTGTAAAGCCCATGCCACACGATCAGTTTTTCTTTTATTGCCATGCGTTAATTCTTCAACACGGAAGAACGTCTGGTTCTGTTTCATTAAATCGGTTAGATAAGGATATACAGCATTCTTCAATGCTCCTTTCTCCACTCCGATAGCAACTGGTTGGTAGTCTCTAACTGCTTGAAAGATTTTCTCAGCAGTTTTCTTAACGTCCCAACGTCCATATATAATATTATCTACCCACCAACCATCATCTCCTGCCTTAACAATTGATATGGCTGTGGTATCTAGTTTCTTTTGTTTAGAGGTAGTGGCTTTAGCAATATCAGCAAAGCCTGCAAGGTCAACGGAGATATAGTACTCCCCTCCCATAGGTTCCTCAGTATCAAACTGTATCCAATCCTCTTTAAATATAGCACCACCAGATGCTTCAAAGGAGGCTAGGAACTCTTGACGGAACGAAAAGGATGACATACTGCCTTTAGCAGCTTCAATCTCTTCTGGATCTAATAGGTCGTTATCATAAGAAGTAAAGTGCCAACTCTCAAAGGTAGGATCATCTCCTTGTCCATGACGATATAAGTCATAGAAATGGTTACGTCCCATAGGAGTACCAATGAATATTGCTCGTCCCTTTTGGTCAGCAAGTGCAGGACGTAGTATCTGTTCCCACACTTCAGGCTTCATGTCAGCATACTCGTCCATTACCAAGAACTTCAAGCTAACACCACGCATAGTCTCAGGACGGTCAGCACCTTTCAGAGCTATTGTTGTCCCATTCACTAACTTAATCTGTAAGTTATTTATTTGATAACAGTGTGGCCTAACTCCATTAGAGTTTCCCACATGATATCACGCGCCTGTCCCTGAGTAGGGGCAACGTAAAATACGTGTCCTTTAGTTGCCTGTAGACCTTCAATTATTAAGGCCCACGCTGCTAACCTACTCTTACCACAACGCCGTCCTGCTGCAACTACCTTAAAGCGGTGCGGATCATTGAATACTTCTTGCTGCCAATCTAATAACTCTACGTTAAGATCAGTCATTAAAACAACTTCTCAAACCAGTTACCACCTACCTTCATTGGCTTCCCTGCAAAGATAACATTGCCTAGTATATTCTGATCTGGATTTAACGCCTGTAGTTCATCTACTGACATCCCGTAGGACTTAGCAATAGCATGAACGTTATCACCAGACTGTGTAACATACATTTCAGGTTCTGTTAGTGTATCTTTAACGTCACTAAACCAGTTCAAAGCAGGCTCAACCACAAAGTCTTTAGCCGCAGCATAAGGCACATTATGAATGTTCTCAGGTTTAAATCCTAAAGCATAATCCACACGCTTCTGATGTGGTTTACCAGCACGTTCAAAACGCTTAGTAACATTGTCTAGTATATCTGCCGTGTCGCCTCCAGCAAAGGACTCACGTAGTTTACTACGATGCCCTGCACCTATATCATAGTAAGGCTTCTCTCCTAACATACTATCTAGAGCAAAGTTAATTTGAGACTCTGTTGAATCGTCAATATCATTATCTTCTAGCCAATTGTTATAAGCACCACGCATACCACCTGACTTATTCTTCTGGTCTTTCCAATCAAACTGGAACAAACCATAGCCACGATTACCTTTCTGAGCAGTAGTATGCTCAAAAGCTTGATCTTCTGTTACACCTGTCTCGTCATATATAGTACCCATAAGGGCTGCAATGGCTTGAGGCTTTCCCTCTAGAGCAGGATGATCACGTAATAAACTATAAACGTAGGCTTCATTGAAATCTCTAGACATCTTCGTATTCTCCTTCAAGGGCATCATCTCCGCCCCCAACAATGGTAGTGTCACCGCCAACCCCAGTAATAGTAATCGAAACTGCATTCCTGCCGCCACTATCATTCTTCTTGTCAAAGTAGGATACAGGAAGAACCCTATCCATACACATCTTTAAGGCTGCTGATTGAACGGGATGACCATCTTCTAGAGCAATAGCTATCACCTTATTGATAACCTTATCACCACTCGTAGCTAACAACCTAGCCTTGAGTTCATTGATTCTAGCAGCATCCCCTTTAGGTCTACCAACTAAACCTCTATTCCCTTTCTTCTTTGCTGCTACGTCTGCCTTTCGAGGACGACCTCTTTTAGGCTTAACAACAACTTGTTCCTCATGATCATCACTCATAACAAACCTGCTCCAAACTAATTAGATACTCTGTAGTATCTATATAGCTGCTGAACAAGTCACAGTGTTCTTGTTGATCATAAGGATAAGAATTATAGATTACAGGATACTCTGTTTCTGTTCAGTCCTATATAGTCAGAAGACTATAGCATACTTTATCTCAAAAGTCAATAGTTATTTAGTACTTTCTCATACCTCCCTCACTACTTCCTAGTTAACTCCCTAGTGCTAACTTGGCGGATCTCAGGTGTCGTACATAGTCCTCCGCAGTGTAGCCTCACCGCAGCCTTTATCACTTCCCTTAACTAAATAGATATTCCCTTATTTATTATAGACTTACCTAATGTATTAAATTACCTAATTTCACCCTTTTTTGTATCTAAGCAGGTACCACAAACCACAGACCTCCCCAGCTACCCCCCCGTCCCTTCATTAGACTACCCTGATGTAGCTGAGACTAATGTAGCCAATGATAATGTAGACAACACTGATCAAGGTAGTTCTATATTAGCAAGTGTGAATGTCTATGTAGGTACCCATAGCCTAATTTAGACTCCCCTAATTTATATAACTCTTCATTAGCTATTGCTCATATACTCCCCAGTCTACCACTATTCATCTCGTGAATAACCACTATACCTTGACTGACTCATTAGTCTATGCTATTCGCGTAGTACTATTCACCAAACGAATACGCACTATAACAAATAAAGGCTTGTGTCTCGGTATTGGTTTGACTATACTGATTACATCAAGTCAGGGGCAACCCAGCGGCTTGGCAGCAGGGCACTATTGCGTCTGCACTAGGGGCATAAAGTTTCCTAGGAAATCATACTTATACCAAAGGGTACTAAAATGAAAAATCTAACAGTAGAATTTAAGGCAGTTGGTCAAGCGGTTAAGGCACAAGGCAAAGCAACCGAAAAGGTAGGTGACGCTCGACACGCTCTAGCCATTGAGTTACACAACAATGCGATCAACTTGAACAATGCGGAAGTAGCAGCAGAGTTGAAGCTCGACATACAGAAGTGTTACCCGAATGGTGTTGGCAAGGACGCTGATCCAGTTGCTAAGAAGCAAGTGCAAGCTATCCGTCAAGTTGTTGCTACCTACAAAAAGGGTGTGAGCTTGAATGAGTCACCAAATAATTATGAGACTTATAGCCAATACCGCAATGCTTGTTACGGTGATCAAAGCAAGACTAAGATTGAGACTATTCAAGGCTGGATTGAGTCTGAATCTATCGCCTTGACTATCATAGACCTAGAGACTTTGCTTGCATCTTATAAAGTACTTGCAGCTTAATAAAGTTTCCTAGGAAATTAATTGGAGAATGACGATGACTTATACAATGCGAGATGTTAACCGCTTACGAATGGATCGCGGCTGGCCTAGGCTGGTAGCGTTAGAGTATTACATTACCCTTGCAAGTTATGGTGGTAACGATGCTAGCGATAGTTTGAAAAAGGCGTACACTTCAGCGCGGAGGCAGAGACGATGAATATTAAAGCAATTGAGAAGGGTAGTTTCACGCTGATCGTAGACGATAACGATAATGTTTACATGCGAACAACTACTAGTGATGGAAATATTAATTGGTTTATGTTGGATAGCTCAGACTTGATTAGCCAATGGCAGAACCACGACCAACTTGAGGCGGATTACTATGATAGCTTATAAGATAATGAAATATAGTAATAAGTTTGATGATCACTTTCAAACTTTATTCCACGGCATTGACGGGAGCAAACACGTTCCTTTAGATACTTGGCTAGAGGCAGAGCAGAAATGGTGTATTGATGGGAGTGGTGGAACACGCTATCTATCTGGTATCCACGTACTGCCTAGCTATGGAGCTGCTATGGATTACATGGAAAACTTTAGTGATCCGACTGACAAGGTGGTTGTGATGTGCGAAGTTAAGGACTATCACAAAAAGGCTCATGCTCGTGGCGAAGTATACTTAGCACGTAAGTGTAGGATCATGGGTGAGGTGACACCACCAGATGATTATGTTGATCCTGACTATGTTAGTTATAATGAATTAGTTTCCTAGGAAATTATTGGAGAATGAAATGATTATTTTTAACTACCCCAGTAAAAAAGTATTAAAAGAAAATGTTGGTAAGCAATTGAACTACATTGAAACAAGTTTGTTTGGTGATGAATATGTGTCGAGTGGTACGCTTGTTGGGGCAAATCGTCCTCATATTACAGGGCAAGGCCGAGAGTTTTTTGCTAGTGTACTAATGAAAGATAATAAGATAGTTAAAGTTTCCTAGGAAATTATTGGAGAATAAAAATGAAAACATTAGCAGAATACGAAGCAATGCTAAAGGCTCATGATTGGGCTTATCAAATGAGTGATGACCATAAGGTATGGACGCGAGGCCAAGAGAGTTGGCAAGCACTCCAACGCCACCGAAATGATTCACCTAAACACATTGAATTATATTTGAAGCATTACGTTAGTGTCCCGTAAGCAATTAATAAAGCACCCTGTAGGGTAGCTCAAGTTTCCTAGGAAATTACAGTGAGCAGCCTTACAGGAGCTTAGAGAGGTGGTATCATGATCAAGTTAAGCAAGCCAAGTAAAATGCCTTGTCATTCGTGGAGTACTGAGGCAATCTATCATTGCCCTGCTTCGGTAGGCGAGGATGGTCAGTTAGTGGATGCGTGTAAATCTTGCTATGCAACTGGAGGTTTCTACCAAATGCCTAGTGTTAAGGCACTGCGCCAGCACAATGCTAAAGATTGGCAGCGTGAAGAATGGGTAGATGAATTTGTAGTACTGTTAGCTACGCATAGATATTTTAGGTGGTTCGATAGCGGTGATGTATACCACATACGATTAGCTAAGAAAATTCTAGAAGTAATGAAACGTACACCTTGGGTACGCCATTGGTTGCCTACACGTATGTATAAATTTGGTAAGTTTTTGGAGGTGTTAAACTGGGAACGGGTGGCTTAGCGAGGGCTTATGGTACAGCGGCAAAGCTTGCCATTGAAGGTGCTGACTTAT